AGAAGAAAAGAAAGAAATTAAAAACAGTATTGATTTAAGAACAGCTTATATAAACAGAGGTTCTGATGTAGCTACAAGACATGATTACCTTACAACAAAGGAAAGAATGGAATTAGCTCATAAAAAATATGGATCAGATAAGTAATTAAACTTTAAATAGGAGAAAGAGACATGGCTCAAACGTTATTACAATTTGGCTTGAGTGCCAGCAAAGGAACATTGGTAAGAGGTTCTGAACTTCCTATCTGCCAATTCTACGCTTCTTCAGCTTTAGCTACCATCTCTGGTGGAACTGCTGTAAAAATAGTAGCAGGTGCAGGAAGTGCAGTACAACCAACACAAGTTACAGAGGTAACTGAAGGATCTGATAAAGCTGTTTATGGTGTTGTTGTTAATAACATCGTAAAAGGAAAACGCGGTGTTGGTGATTTCGTAGAAGTTGCAGTAGCAGGATGTGAAGTTATAATGGAAGCTAGAGATAAAATATCAGCAGGTGCCCAAGTATCATTCGGTTTTGGAGGAGTTTCAGCAGCCGCTCCTTATGACGCAGTTTTAGGTATAGCTCAAGAATCCGCAGCCGCTGCTGGTGATTTATTGAGAGTTTTAATAACTTGTGCTGGCTCTGAGCATGTTGCTTCATAGTTTGAGAAAGGAGATATAACATGACAGCATATGAAATAGGTAAAAATAGCTTAATGCTAAACGATACAGGTATAAGTCAGGTTATTGATACCTTGACATACGTATCAGGCAAACTGGTAGAACAAAAATTTTATGAAATTCCATTTGAAGATTATGTACCAACCGTTCTAGGTGAAGGTGCTTTCTCAGATGAAATGTTGTATTACACCAACTATGCTGATTCTGAAGGATTTGAAACAGGTCTTGTTTCTAATACTGGAAGAACTGCTTCTTTGGAACAAGTTGATACTCATTATGAAGCTATCAAAGGAAAACCAATTTTCTGGGCTAAAAAGACAAACTATACAGTCCTAGAACTTCGACAAGCTATGAAAATGCAAAATCTTCCTTCATTAATTGAAAGAAGAGAAAGAGTTCGTCAAAAAGAATGGCAATTAGGAATTCAAAAAGTTGCTTTCTTAGGATGTAATGGACAAGCTGGACTTTTAAACAGTACAGCAAGTGGAGTTACAACTGATACAACTTCTTTAACAGGTTTCTTAAAAAGCATTTCTGATTCAGCATTGAACGGCTTTGTTGGAAGCATAATTGGTTCTTACCTAAGTGCAACACAAGGAACTATTCTTCCTGATACTTTTGTTATTCCATTAACAGATTTTGCAGGACTTGGAGCAACAGTTAGTTCTTCATTCCCAATCAAATCTAGAATGGATTTCTTGTTAGATGCATTTAAAGGTGCAACAGGAAATGCAAACTTTAAGATTCTTCCATGCTTCTATTGTGATAAAGCAAAATTTGACGGAGCAAATAACGTTTATGCTTTATATAGTAGAGATGAAGAAAACTTAGTTTACAACATCAACGTAGATTATACTGTTACTCAATTTGCTTCTAAAGATAACTTTAATTGGGAATCAGCAGGATACGGACAATTTACTCCTGTAGTAATTAAACGTCCTCAATCTATCTATTATCTAAAACATACTGCATAGTATAATAGACAAAGTACGGTGAGGTTTTTCCTCACTGTACTTTTAGACCTAAGAGGAATGTATGGCAAAGAAAAGCAAAAAAGAATCTTTAAAGATTCAAGAAAACACTTCAGTAGAAGCTCCAAAGATTGAGGAAGCTCCTAAGACTGAGGATAAATTTTTTATTAAACCAGCTTGCAGGTGCATTACACCTTTTGGAACTTTTGAAGCTGGTTCTTTTGTTGCTGTAGATAAGAAAACATTAGATCACTTTGAAAAACACGGGCTTAAATTTGAAAGAGCAAACTAATGCAATATCCAGATAATGAAACAACAGTTAGTTTTTTCAAATCCTTTTTCGTAAGGGATTTTAAATATATAAGTGTATGGAACGATGAAACCTTATATAATAAGGGAACTACTGTATTTTATACGGTAGACAATCAGTTCTACATAGCACTTCAAGACAATATAGCAACATTACCAACCGACACTGAAAATTGGGCTTTAGTAGAGTCTGAAACTAGTATGTATGTACTGGATTCAGATATTGAAAAAGCCTATTTTCAAGCAAAGCAGTTTTTTAACAATAATTTGTTTGATAATGAGACCGATCTTCTCTCATATATTTGTTATCTAATAGCTCATTATTTAGTTATAGATCTTCAGATGTCTCAAGAAGGAGTTAATTCTACTGGGTATTATATCCCAAATCATACTACTGTTGGGGATGTTTCAGAATCATATTCTAATCCAACTAACTCCCAAGGGGATAGTTTTATACTGTATCAGTTGAATCAAACTCGTTATGGGCAAAAATATTTATCATTAATTTCACCTTTACTTGTTGGACATTTCAATTCTGTAAGAGGTACTACAACTCCTTTTTAGTGAGGGAATAATGCTTGATTTTGACATAAAAATTGATGGTCATTTAGAGCTTTTCCTTAAAGACCTTAGAGAGGAGACGAAAGAACTAAAGTACCTTGATTCTAAAAAAGCAGAAGTAGGAATCTTTGGAAATAAGGATGAAAGGACTGATGGTAAATCCAATGCTGATATAGGTTTTGCTCATGAATATGGGACATCTCGTATACCAAGAAGATCCTTTTTAGAGGTGCCTGCGGACGAGTTTCAAGTAGCGGTGTTGGATAAGTTAACTTTAAAAACGATAGAAGTTAACAAAGAGCTTTTATCTAAGCTTGCTTCTATGTTTTTAGACAAGGTGAAAGAAGAGTTTGAAACAAACGGTCATGGATCTTGGAGACCTCTTTCTGAAAAAACAGAAAGAAAGTATAATAAAGATAGGGATCAACTTTTAAGAGACTCTAGACAGCTTTATAAGTCTTTAGGGAAGAGGGTGGTAAAAAAATGATGCTACCAAATTTAAGAAGAGCAGTATTAAGGTTCTCACAACCATTGATAGTAGAGAGAATTTCTACTACAATAGATGACGATGGTAAAGCTGTAGAAGAAGTTACAGAAACGATGAAAGTAAAAGGTGTATCTTCTCCCCTAAAACCAGAAGAGCTTCAATTAAAGGAAGAAGGGGAACGTTGGTGGCTATGGAGAAGGATTCATACTCTATATAATCTCAAACTGAAAGTAGGGGATAATATAAGAGTTATGGGTACGCTTTTTAGGGTAAGAAATGTTTACCCATATAATGAATACGGATTTTACAGGTATGATATACAACAAAACTACAGGGATGAATAATGCCAGTAAGACCTACAGTAAGTATTATAAGAGAGATCATTAAAGACCAGTTATCTTTGAGTGATGATCAAATATGGATTTACAACCAAAGAATAAAAATTCCTGATACTAAAGGTATGTTTATATCTGTTTCTAGAATCGGATCAAAAGTGTATGCAAATAATAGCTCTTATGTAGGATCTACTTCAGATCTAGTAGAGGATCAATACGTATCTAATTTAGAGACTATTTCTATTGATGCATTATCCCAAGATACTTCAGCTCTTGAATATTATCCTGATATACTAATGGCTATTAGATCTACTAAAGCCCAACAAGAAGCAGAAAAATACGGAATGAAGTTTGACTCAATTCCTTTTTCTACTGCGGATCTTTCAAGTCCTGAAGGTACCAGTATGATATACAGAATTAATATTCGTTTCCCAGTATACAGAACTTATTATACATCAAGAACTATTGACTACTACGATAGTTTCTCGAATAATATTATTAGTGATTAAGAAGGGGTAGAAAATGATAAGTATTAAAAACGTAGTAAATGTAAGTCTGAGTTCAGTATCAGCAAGTTTATCTGAATATAACGTAGGTAACTTGATGATTGTTACAGGTGAAACTCCAACCGTCCTCAATCCGAGCGACATTATGGTCTATGCTGATTCAGAATCAGTAGCTTCTGATTTTGGAGCTGGATCTGAAGTATCAAAACAAGCAAATATAGTATTTGCACAATCCCCAAATATTTTAGCTTCTGGTGGAAGACTATTAGTTGGAAGACCAAAACAAGTTTCTGCTACTTCTGGATTTGAAGCATTAACTGGAGAAATTTCATTAGAATCTTTGAAAGTTATAAGTGATGGTTGTATAGATATTTCAGTTGACGGTGATACACCTGTTCAACTTGAAGGATTAGATTTTTCTTCTGCTGAAACTATGGAAGACGTGTATAATGTACTATACACTGCTTTTTCTTCTGTTAGTGGATGTACTTCAACAATTAAAGATGGTATTTTTGTTATTACCTCTTCAACTACTGGAGCTTCTTCATCTATAGCATTAAGTGCTGGAACTGGAACCGGAACTGATATTTCTTCAGCTTTAGATATAGCAGGGGATCAAACAGTTACAGGAACAGATGAAAGACCTGAAACAGCAACAGAAACATTCTTAAGACTATTTGGTTCTACTTATTTTGGTGGAATGATTTATCTTCCAGCAATATTAAGAGAAGATTTCATAGCTTTAGCTACTGCGGTTCAAACTAAAAATTGTATGCTTTTTAAAGCTATAAGTACATTAACAGGAAGTCCTAGTGATTATGACGTTACAGGATTTGCTAATACTATTAAAGCTAAAGGTCTTACTCATACTAGAGTTCTTTATTCATCACTTCCATCTCAAGCAGGAACTCCAGATCTTCAAGATCTAGCTTCTGCATATGCTTCATTGTTACTTGCTACAAACTTTAGAGGATCAATGACAGCTAAAACAATGCACTTAAAAACTCTATCAGGTGTTTCAGCAGACGATAGTATTAACGATACAGTACTTACTACATTAGTTGATAACGGTGTTGATACTTATTTGTATGTAGCAGGACTCCCAAAAGTTTGGACAACTTCAGGAAATACTTATTCAGATGAAATCTTAAATCTTATATGGCTTACAAATAGTATTGAAGTTGCAGGATTTAACTGCTTAGCTCAAACTGGAACTAAGATTCCTCAAACTGAATACGGTATGACTCTTCTTAAGAGTGCTTATGATACTGTATGTCAACAAGCAATAATAAACGGAGTTGCTGGAGCAGGTGCATGGAACATATCTCAAACTTTTGGGGATCCATCGGTATTTAAATCTTCCATAGCAAGTTATGGATACTATATCTATTCAGCTCCAATAGCTTCCCAATCTGTAGCTGATAGAGAAAGCCGAAAAGCTCCTCTAATTCAAATTGCTGTTAAACTTACAGGGGCAATTCATAGTACAGACGTTATGATTCTTGTTAATAGATAATTTAAAGAGGAGAAAGACATATGGCAAATCAACTCAGGGTTACTGGTAATGATATAGTTCAAATTGGGTTGTCAGCTTCAGGGCTGAGAACCATCACTTCTTTTGCTGATGGTGATTATGCAAGAGTAACATTTCCAAACGATATAATGAACTTCACCATAGGTAAAAATAGGAATATGTTAGCCGCTTATAATGCTATGGGTACCTTGGCAGAACTCGAACTTAGACTTTTAAGAGGCTCTAAAGAAGATAAATTCTTACAAGATCAATTCCCTACTTTTGCTTCAGATGAACTAAGTTTTAGTTTTATTTTTGCAAAAGTTATTAAAAATTTAGGTGTCAGCAACGAAGGAGCAACAGCCTCAACAATAGAAGAAATCTATACCCTTAATAACGGTATTATTTCTAAAGCTCCAGAAATCGTTTCTAACGTTTCCGGATCAACCGATCAAGGTGTTGTGGTTTGGCAAGTTCGTTTTGCCGAATTTACAAGAACAGTATCCAACGCTCCAGACGGTGCGGATATTGGATAGTGTTGGGTGGTATTATATTGGCTTGCAAGGGGGTTTGAATGGAAAAGATTAGTGATAGGCTTTATAAGTTATCAAGTGGTCATATACTAAATATAAAGATTCCACCGATCCCAAAAGTTTTTAAAATGGTTTCTCTAATAGGTTCTGCAGTAAAAACTATAGATATTGAGGCGACCGTAAAAAAGCTTTTTGATGGATCAAAGGGTATTGATGAATTTGATTTAGCAGATCTAGACGTAACTGTATTAAGAGATCTACTTTCTTTTCTGATGGAACAAGAAGCTCTATATCTTCTTATTCTTGAAAACATGAAAACTTCCTTGTTAGATGATAAACCATGTGATTTTGATCAAGATGATTATAGGGGTGATCTTCTAGAAGCTATGTTTATATATCTTAAGGAAGTAATTTACCCTTTTATAAAGCCCCTTATTTCAAAGTTACGCTCACAACCTGGCGAGACGGCAGAAGTGAAATAGGGGATGATTTGAAATTAGATATCAGTATGCCTAACGATTTATTTATGTGTTGTGAATTGGCATACGAGGGTTTTGGATCTTTTGATTTATTTTACTATAATCTACCAGCCGACCATACTCTAGCTTGTTACGAATACCTTCAATTCAGACGGGATATAGAGAACAAGAAAAACGAGTGGATAAATAGTAAGATGAAGGAGCTTTCAGGGTGAACGTAAGAGATTTAGGCGTAACGATAAAAGCCAATATTAAGGGTCTTGATAATCTTAAGGCTTTTAATAATGAGTTAAAGGCTACTTTAGGGCTTATAAAAAGAATTAAAAACACTAAATTTAATCTTCAAAAAGCGACTGAAGAAGCTAGTAAATCTTTATCTGAAACCGAATCTACTGAAAGTAGTTCCAATAATGAGGGAAGAAAATCTGGAAGAGTTGGTCTTTTGCTTTTCCTCAAGAATCTTAAATCAGCTCCTATAATAGCTTCTTTAATTTATATAGGAAGAGCTGTTATGGATGTAACTAAGAAGGTTGCTTCTTTAGTTATTTCCCTGTCTCAAGTTTCATATGAAACATTAAAGCTTAGTAGAAACCTAGGTGTATCTACAGATTCCCTTCAGAGATTTGGGAACTTAGCAGTAGCCCAAGGGGTAAAACTTTCTGATTTCCAATCAGCTATAAGTAGCTTAAGAAAGATGTCTGCCGATATTATGCTTGGACGAGGTGATATTTCTCCTTTTGCAATTTTGGGAATCAATCCTCATCAAGATCCAGAGAAGATTCTCATTCAGCTACAGCAACGCTTAAAACAGCTTCCTGAGGCTGTAGGAACTGCTTTTGCTTCAGACCTGGGTTTATCCCCGGACATGATCAATTTTGTTCGTAGAACTGATTTTAGCAGGCTTGCAAGACAACCTAAGCTTTCAGCTTCAGAACTTAAAACACTTGAGGATATGAGAAGCTCTGCTCTAGAGCTTTTGAATCTTTTAACTGTTCTAGGACAAAAGGCTCTTGCTCTTTTCAGCCCTGTAGTAAAACTTGTGTTAGTTCCTATTAACGATTTATTAAGAAGTATAACTAGTAATACTATGAGGCTCAGATGGGCTATAGTTAATTTAGCTACTGCTTTTAATATTGCTGTTGCAGTTATTAATCCAGCTTTAGGCGGAGTCCTATTAACTTTGGAAGCTTTGGGATTAATAATGGAGGATCTAGTAAAAACAGGCGGAAAAGGTTTTATTGCTTGGGTGATTTATTCTGCTTTAGTTATAAAAAAAGCTCTTTCTGAAATATGGGACAAATCTGATTTTAATCCTAAAAATACATGGGAATTAGAAAAGAAACGTAGATTTACTCCAGATGCAACGCCTTTTACTAGGGCTTTACCTCATTCAGAATTTTATAGAAGGATAATTCCTAAAGAAGGGGAAGAAGGTAAAAAGGAAGAAAAGAAAGAATCAGTGGATGTATCATTTAACGGATCTTTCTATCTTAGAGACGCCTTTAATAATATATTGGACGAGCTTAATGTTACTAACGCAAATACAACTGTTTCGGGGGTACTTTCATAATGGCTTTTAATTCTGAACTTACAAATTTAATAGCTTCAAGCGGTAGTTATATAGCCCGAGGTACTTCTGTATTATCATTAGGATCCCAAATTCTTGAAAAAGGACAAGCTTATATTACTGGAGCAGTGTTTGATAAAACTACTCGTGGAATTGGTGGATTTCTTTTTGATGTTACAAAAGAAACTACAGTTAATTTAAGATCTGAAATTACAGACTATCCCTTGGAATCGGAAACTCAAATTCAAACACATTTTTCCAAAAGACCTGTAAGTATAACTATTACAGGCGTATGTTCAGATATTAGAGTGCATAATCCAAACGATGAATGGAAAGCTGAAACTATCTTAGACGATCTATCTGAAATGATGGAAAAGCTTACTATGATATCTAATAATCTTGGATTGGGCAGAGTAACTCAGGAATGTGCTAAAGTTACAGCACACGCAAAAACAGTTCATACTCTATATAGGAAGGTGAAAGAAACTTATAATAGACTAGCTAAGCTTTTAAATAGCGGTTTTTTAGGTTTAGGAGAAGCCCAAAAAACTTCTCAGCAAGAAGCTTATGATAGATTATATTCTATGTGGGATAACGGATCTCGAATAACTGTAGAAACTCCATGGAATAAATATAATGATTGTGTGATAGAGGATCTTTCTTTTACTCAACCGGAAGAAACTAATCAGCTAACTGAAATAACAATTAAGTTTAAACAACTTACTTTACTTCCTTCGGCCGTAGGTTTGTTTCAAGGACAACTTGATGAGAAAAGATATCAACAACTTTCTAAAGCTTATAAATCTGCAAACCCAAGTAAAAAATTAGGGATATCATCTTTTCTTTGGGATAGCATAAATGATAAAGCTAAAAACGGTGACCCTGAAGCTCAACGGGCTTTAGATTATTTGAAGAAAATGGCTGATAATAATAAATAAGAGGTAAGAAATGATACCTATACAAATAACAGATGCTCCTAATCAATCCGTTCAAGTTCCTTTTCAAGATGGTACTTGCACTGTAAGTATGTATTATTCTCAGCTTGAATCAAGTTGGTTTATGAGTGTTAGTTACGGTGATAATGAGGTTAATAATATTCTTGTTGAACAAGGGGTAAATCTTCTTTATCCGTTCCGTCATTTATTTCCTTTTGGTATTATTTGTATATCTGATTCAGCGGTAAGACCGTTATTTATAGATTCCTTTTCTACAGATGAGGCTGATTTAATTTTACTTGAAGGGAGTGAGAATATTAATCTATGAGTAGCTATTCTCAATTTAATATAGGACTTCCTAAAAATACCAAGTATATGGGAATTCCATCAAATCTTCCTGAAGAGTTTTATAAATACAAAAGAAAATTTGATTTGTATTATAGATATGATGCCTTCAATAATTATTGGGTTCATGTAGCTTCTCCAATAAGTATTGATTTTGAAGTAAGTAGAAATAACCTTGCTACAGCTAATACTTGTAAGTTAACTCTTTATAATTTATCAAAGCAAACTAGAGATCTATTTTTTAGGGACCAGCTAGATATTGGAAAACCTTACGATCCTAAAGATGTAGGGTATACTTCATACACTAGAGATAGTAAGAAGGGTTATGAGAATTTAAAAAAACAAAACGAAGCCCTACAGAAAAAAGCTGATAACGATATTACTCAATATAGAAATTATTTTGAACTTTGGGTTGGATATGAATCTACAAACACATCCTATCTATTATTTTCCGGATGTACTTTGTATGCGTATTCATATAAACAAAACGTAGATTATCTAACCGAGATTTCAGGATATACAGTAAACATGAAAGACCCTATGACCTATATAAACTATGTAGCTAAAGCTGGTACTACTAAAGGTCAAGCTATAAGAAATATAGTCAATCAACTGGCAGGAATATCAGAAATTCAAATAGATGAGACAATAGAAAGTTATACTTTTGATAAAGACACGGTTCTTATGGGAACTGCTGAAGATATATTATGTGATATGTTTGGTGAAAAACCTTACATAGATAATAACGCTTTTATGATGTTTAGGGACGACACTGTAATTAAAAGAGATCCTCTTACTATAACTGAGGCTTCAGGGCTTTTAGGTTCTCCAAAGCGTACACAAAACGGAGTTAAGATATCAATGGCTTTTGAGCCTTCTTTAAGAGTTGGACAACTTGCTCAGCTTGGAGCTTCAAGGGAAACTACATATAATGGAACTAACTTTGTAGTATCGGGGTTTAGACACACTGGAAGTATTTCCCCAGTCAAGGATTCTAGAACTGTAACAGAAGTAGAGCTTCTTAAAGGAGACGGGGGATATTTCAGAACTGCCAAAGTTATTCCTGTAGCTAATGAAGCTCAAGTTAATGTAGTGATTGAAGAGGATCCTAAAAAGAATGCCGAAGCCCTTCCAACTAACGCTATTAAAAATATTTAGGGGGATACCATGACACAATATAGACTTCCAACTTATTCTATGGATCTTCCTACTTTTGTTGATGCAAAAAAGAAGGAACTTGCAATAGATCTTAAGGTCGCAAAGCTTGGAGTTATTGATAGCTACGATGAAACTACAGGAACTGCAACGGTAGAGATAAAAACTAAATTTAACGAAAAAACTCCTAGAGAGTATACGTATCCTAAGATTCCTGATGTACCGGTATTAAAGACAAAATATTTTTCTCATCCTATTAAACCTGGGAATGGGTGTTTGATAATATTTTTAGATACCGATTTTACGGCTTGGTTAGATCGAGGTCTTACACTTTCTCCAGCTAGCCCAAGACTTCATAACTTGAATGATGCTATAGCTATTGTAGGGATTGATACAATTAGTGAAAGACCTACTTTTGGGGGTGATAATACAAACACTATAATCAATGCTGGGGACGGGAAAATAAATATACAAAATGAGACGACTACTTTGTCGGACATATGGAATCTTATTTATGAGGCTCTATCTCTAATAAACACTGCTAGTGGTGGATCTGCTACGGGTCAGCTAGCTCAATTACTAACTAAGCTAAAATTATTGTTTCCTGGAATTAACGAACCAGAACCCCCAAGTCCATAGGAGAGTATAATATGATGTATAGAATGTTAGATAAAGATGATGATTGGAGCTTTGGACAAGGTCTTCAATCTTATTGTAAAGACGATCAAGCAATAGAAACAGCTATGCTTGTTTCTGTTCGTACTATTCAAGGGGAAAACTGGTGTGATAGATCGGTCGGGCTTCCTTGGATATCATTAATGGCTCAAAAGGAACTGAAAGATATAGATCTATATATGATAAGAGATTATATCCTAGCCTGTCGAGGTGTAGCCGGGGTGGAAAATTTAGACCTAGAAAGAAAAGAAAATCGTCAAATAGTATTGAAATATAACCTTCAGACAGTATATAATTTCAATATTGAGGGATCCACACAAATAGAGGTATTCTAAGATGGTAAACATAATTGACGCTAACGGTATTACTATAGATTCCTTAGAGGATCTTATAACTCAATATTCTGATGCACTGAGAAATATTTATGGTTCTGATATAGTTCTTGATCCTGAAAGTCCCGATGGACTTTTAGTAAATTTTTTAGCTCAAGTAACAAGAGATGCTTCAGAGTTTGCTGTAAAACTGTATAACGCCGAATCTATTAACTCCGCAGTAGGATCACTTCTAGATCAAAAGGTAGCTTGGTTTGGATTAACCAGAAAACCTGCTTCTTATACATATGTGAACGTAAATATAACTACTATAAACAATGTTAGTCTTGTTGGTATGGATTCAAACGTAAATCCACCAGCAAATATTTATACAGTTCAGGATAATTCAGGAAATAATTATTACCTTGCTAGCTCTATATCATTATCTGCTAATACTACTACTTCCTGTTCTTTCAGAGCTGAAAATTCAGGGGCGGTATTAGTAGGAGCTGGAACAATTACAACTCCGGTTACATACAATCAATTTATTACAACTATAAACAATCCAGCTCCTCAATATATTATAGGGGTGGCAGAGGAATCTGATACAGAACTTAAATGGAGACTTAAAAGCTCTTATTATCTTCCTTCTCAAGGCTTTTGTGAATCCTTGAAAGCTACTCTTCTTTCTTATGACGATATAGAAGATGCTTTTGTAAAAGATAACCCAACAAACACTACAGACTCTTATGGTATAGATCCATATAGTGTATGGGTGATAGTTGATTGTCCTGATAACGCTCAAACTGAGCAAGAAATAGGGGATGCTATAGCAGTTCAAAATACGGCTGGAACTCCTACTTATTATCTAGCTGATAGCTACACAACCGTGGATGTAAATATTACTACCATCGCAGATATACCAGATGATAGTGTAGATCTTGAAGGAATAGATGGAAGAACAGTTATTCCTGATACAGTTTTCACTGTAAAAGATACTAATGATAATGAGTATTATCTAGAAACTTCAGTTACCTTAGCAGAAAATACAACAACAAGTTGTACTTTCAGGGCTAAAGTATCAGGTCCTATTACAGTAGGTATAGGAGAAATTACAACTATAGTAACAACAAACAGTGATATAGATAGTGTATCAAACCCAGCGGCTCAATCTACTATAGGTCAAAATAGCAACGCAAAAAGTGTTACAAGACTGGATAGTCAAGGGTTATTTACTACCTACCATTATAACTTAGTAACTATAGAGCCTATTTATGTTTATATAGATGTAGTTTCTACGGTAGCTGGCTTTATATTTGATAGTAGTTACGAAGATGCTCTGAAAGAAGCTATAGTAAAGGGCTTAGGGGGCTTTAAAATTTACGGCCTTTGTAACACAAACGATATAATTAAAATCTGTAGAGAGTTTAATGAAGATCTAGTAGTAGGTGAATGTAAGTTAAATACTTCAGCTCCCACAGATCCTACAGATGAAACAGACTATCATATAGATACATATGCTCAACCATCTAATGTAAACAGAAAGTTTGTATTAGATGTAGCTAATATATTTATTAAACATCCTTAAGGAGAAAGAGTGTTTGATATTCAAGACAAAGTTAACGGTATTGTTAAATCCTACGAGGGATATATACCAGCTCAATTTATAGATAAGCCAAAAGCTAAAGCTACTATTGATTTTATTATCAGAGTTGCAATAGCTGATGCAATCTATGAACAACTTGCACTTGCTTTTTCTATGGATGAAGCTTCAGGGGATGTTCTTACCCTGATTGCTCAAAACTTTGGGCTTACAAGAAATCTTCCTGTAAGTGCGGTAGTTCCTTATTTTCAAGAACCTGCTTATAATGATGTAACTACCTATGTGAATGGGGTAGATGCTACAGATGGAACTGAACCTGAGTTTGTAGGGTATACTGATTATACCACTGATACTAACTATGATTCTGTATTTAGAAGATATGGATCCACTGATTCTATTACAACAGGGGTTCCAGATAGTCTTTTAAAACAAGTTTTGATTTTTAAGATTCTTTTAGAAAAATGTAGGGGGTCCTTAGAGAGTATAATTTCACTTTTGAACTCTACGGAGCTTGCTGGTAAGGTGGCTGTTACAGACGGTCAAGATAGAACAATATATTACAGAGTAGATACTCAAAATTCTATGCTTGCAAACATCCTATTTAATTTAGAATACTTTCCTAGACCAATAGGAATTGAAAGTGTTCTAGTTATTACGAAATATCCTTTAGGAATTTTCCATCTTCTTAGCTATGGTCAAGCTCCTTTAGGATTTTGCTTTAACGCATATGGGTATCAACTTAACGGGCGTCCTTGGTTACAATACAACGATATTGAAGTTAATCCATAATGAGGTAAAAATATGGGTCTTACTCGAAAAATTTTAAATGTTTTTTGTGGCAGTAAATCTAGTGATGTAGGTATCTTTGGATCTAAGTATTCCGGAAGTCCCCTAGCTAGTACTGATCCAGATGCTATTCAAGATATATCAGATCCCCTAGATCCTATAGATCCTAACGCTAGTTGGGTGAATGGATGGGCTAAAGCTGTTGTATCATCTCAAGCTCCATGTATGGAAGATATGAATGGTGTTATGTTTGTATTATCCTACATGGCTAAATACCTGTATCAAAGCGGTGTAGCTGAATGGTTAGGTGGAGAAAAGTACAACCAATACGCTCTAGTTCAATATGGTGGTGGACTTTATATGTCCATTCAAGTTGATGCTAACGGTGACAACGTAGGACATAATCCTTCAAGTTCTCCTCAATGGTGGAGAAAATTAGTTTTCACAACTCCTTGGGTATCGAGTTATAGTTATAATGTAGGGGACATTGTTAGCTATAATGGAAGAAGTTATAAATGTGTTGTATCCAATACTGCCAGTTCTACTTTTGTTTCGGATTTTTATTCAGGTGATTGGGATGATGGAAATCCTGCTGGGACCTTACTTCATGACATAGCGTGGAATAAAGCTACACTTCCATATCATTATTTTGATGTTACCGGTGCTGATGCAGGCAGAGAAATTTCCCAAACTACTTATGCTGATTTGTATGCAGTGATTGGTAGCTATTATGATAATTGTGTAAACTATACTACTTCAACAACGTATTCAAATCCTTCTGTAGGAAACTTTAGATTGCCTGATTTTAGAAATACATTCTTTAAAAATTCAGGGAGTAGATCTTGGAGTGCCGGTCACAATGCACAACATACTCACGGGCATAATAAAACAAGTAGTCAAAATTTAAGTCATAAACATTGGTTTAGTGATCGAGTAATTCCGTCTGTAGTAGCAGGGGGACACTGGCAATGGAGATCTAGACCTATAAATGTATCCTTAGATTCTTCTCAATATTTTTGGGCAATAGATTCTTCAAAAGCTACAAGTAATATTGTGACCTCAACAGATACAACGTCCCTTTCAGTTTCACCATTATCAATATATAATTCTGGATCTGGATCGGCTCCTGAACCTAATTACTATGGAACAAGAATTTTACTTAAATATTAGAGGGTATAAATGGCAAAGTTAAATAGACCTAACGGTAAACTTTTTGGAAGTTCTGCAACAAACATAGGTGTGTTTGGATCCGGGCAAACTGGGGAAACTCCAACTACTTCTACTAACCCTGATGCTATTAATACATTAGGAACACACTGGGAAGATGGATGGAACGGTGCTGTAGTATCTCAAGTTCCTTATACTGCTCCTTTTGTTGAAGACATGAACGCAGTAAACTATGTGAATAGTTACAATGGTGCTTATTTACTTCAACAAGGTATTCCAGAATATTCAAGAACTGTAGATTATTATGTAGATTCTGTATGTACTTATAATGGAAGTATTTATATATGTATACAAGATAACCCAGCAGTAAATGCTTCTACAGATCCAGGTGATCCTCCAGGAACTTTAATTAATTTTGACCCAACTGATACTACTCACTGGGATGAAAGAGTTGAACTTCCTGATATGGATCAAAACCAAATTCTAGTAGGTGCTGTAGGTGGAACTGGAGTTGCTACAGATACTTTAAATCAAGGTGATATTGTTGCAAGCTCTGGTGGTCTTGATATTAAATCTGGGGTTATAGTTAATGCTGACATTAAATCAGACGCGGCAATAGAGGAATCAAAGCTTGCTCTTGATCATTCTACAGATTCTTTGAATACCGCAATTACATCTCATACTGGGGATACAAACAATCCTCATAGTACATCAATTTCTAATTTAAGTGATACTGTTATTACAAGTCCTGCTATAGGTGATGTTGTAACCTTTGATGGTAATGATTGGATTAACTTACCTCCTTCCGGTGGCGGAGCTGGGGAACTAGGATATAAAAATATTTCTGGTTGGGGTCTTGTTGAATCCAAAAGTTATGCTTCAGTAAGTATTAATTCTTACAATTGGTTGAGTGTTAACGGATCTACGGGTTATAGTTATTCAGCTCAAACAGAGTATCCTATTACTTCTAGTATAGGTATGAGTATATCATCACTTGCCTCGGATACGATGTACTATATAATGTACTCTCCATCCAATACAGGAATTATAGCTGTTAAGCTTTCTGATTGCTATGCTCAAGCAAGTGAGCCTACTTTCTCTCAAGATGCTGTTTGGTTTGATACTAACTCTAATACTTTTATATCAGGTAAAGGTGCTTCCGACTGGCAGAGTGCGACATACAATGATTTGTGTGTTCCATTCTGTATTATCATGAACGGTGAAATTCTTCAGTTGTTCGATCGTTTTGCTTCAGCCTTTATGGATAGACTCTTCTTATATCCAAATCAAAAAATGCTATTCCCTCGTGGAAGAAATATGGATGGTACTTTCCTAAATGAAGTGGGCTATACTGTAGGTAGTACCAACCAAATGAAGATGATGCTCTTTATGAAATCTATATATAAAGGTCTAAATTGTTTAGCAGGTGTTTCCCCTACTACTACATATATTATGAAAGCAAATGATGTTTATATAACAGATCAAGATACGAGTTTAGGAGCATACTTATTACCAAATCTGGCAGCTTACTCTCAAATATTTTCTACTAAACAGAATAACTGGTTTTCATCTTCAGATGGTATTCGTATAAGCGGTACATTATTTAATAGTAAAGTAGCATATGTTCCTTTGTATGAAAATGAAGATGGTTATATAACCAAAATTGAAAACAAAATTTTTATTGATCTAGCAACTAAAGATCAAGTTCAAAATTTAGCAACTAAATATAATGTTGCATATGTTGGAGCTACTCCTCAGAATAGAACACTAGCAAGTTCTACAGTCTATCTATCAAGCACAGATAATAGGAATCAAGTAATTACTGCGGCTGATGGATACACTATAGTTCTTCCTAGTGATGGTATTAAAGCAGGTGACAGATTTACTTTTGAATGGACTGACGATTTTAGTTCTTTAGTAAATCCTTTTGATTTTACCGCAGGTGGAAATACGGTATTATCAATTAGTACACCGAATAATAAAGTTGAAATAGTAGCTTTAGTTGATAATCCTGTATCAAATACTGACTGGAAGTCAGGTGCTATTAAAGCGGTGTCTACACCCGAATCACTATCTACACTAGCAGACACTACAATCACTTCTCCTCAAGATGGTGACCTTTTACAATATGATTACGCTAATAGTAAATGGGTGAATAGCTCAGATGTTTGGAGTAGAATTGAAGTTACTTCAGTACCTTATTATGGGCTTACTCCTAATGACCACCCTCTATCAAGTGGTGATGTTTTTATGCAAGCCACAGATAATAGACATCAAATATTAACGACTACAGGATCCACAGGGGGGTATAGAATAGTATTACCTAGTACAGGTGTTAAAAAGGGTGATAGATTTTCTTTTGAGTTTCCTTATATAGTTGCAGAAACTAGTGATACTAAATATGCTTGTATTAGAACATCCGACAACTCTTTATTCTACTATGTTTATAACAAGTATTTCAGATATAATTTTACAGCTCTTATAGACACTCCTACTACAAATTCTGATTGGTGGTTTACATATGACAGAACAGGATATTCTTTAGTATATGGATCTTTTGAACAATCAGCACTTTCGGTAACTGCTGGTACTAGATTAACAAAGGATAGTCCTACATTATTTACCATGACCCCTGGGGTTTGGCAAATGTCATTAGATTGGTCGTTTTTTAATGGAAATTCTCCTTCAAATATTTCAGATCCTTGGTTTGTAGCACTTTGTTATAACAACCATGGCACAGCCGCAGGGTATAATAGTAATAGACTTGGGGGTTCTTTTGGAGCTAATATTCCTATGTCTGGATCAGGTAGTTCCACAATGGGCTCGCAAACTGTATACTTTGCACAATTACCAGCCTTTAATACTTCAAAATTAATTGATCAAACTCGAATT